TTGCTTGCTGCAAGCTGCTCCGCCGCATCCTCAAGGGTTGCGCCAGCAGACATCGCGTCTAGGGCCGCCTGCGGGGCCTCACCAAAGATGCTGACAATGAAGTCCTTCTGGTTGTTCTTTGTGCTGAGGATACGCGCTCGACCAACAGCACGCTCTGTCTCAATTCCAGCATAAGTGAGAGCCTCAAAGGCTGGCTTGACCGTAACGCTGCCGATGTTCTCAAGCGCACCGACCGCAGCCTGTGCAAGGTTCTGGTCTCCTACTCGGATACCCTCTGCCCCCTTGACCACCTGACCAATCGTCGCATCGGCAATTCCACCGACTAGACCAATGATCGGCTTGGCTACTGCGCCAACAACTGGTAGGTTCTCTGCGATAGAAACCAATCCCTTGCCCATACCAATAAATCCAGCGTTAAAGTTTCCAATGGACTGCTGGATGGTTGTACTTGGGTCGGTGATACTGACCTGAATCTTTCCAGCGCCAATGACTTGGCTCTGGTTTGCCTGCTTGATTCCCTTGTTGTAGCTAGCAGCACCAGAAGAAACCCCGCTCCCTGGCTTGATTGGGTCAAATGCGCTTGGCATTACTTCATATTCCTTTCGCCAGCCCTAAAGTCAATAGCAGATTGTGTTAACTGCTCAGGCGTAAATACTGTTCGTGCAGTCTTTGGTCGAGGACGAGGTGCTACTGAGATTGGCGGAGGCGGCGGCATTACTGGGGTCACCGTTGCCTGAAGCGAAAGATATGGGGACAACCCAGTCGGCTGACTTGTCGGCTTAGGAATATTCCGAAAGAATGTTTCCGTCTGCATATATGGATATTGATATGGCTTCCTTGATTCCTGAGTTACCTTTGCCGAACGAGCTGCCTTCTGCTCTGGGGTAAGAATCTTTTCCCTAGCGATAGAGATCTCACTTTCAAGATTTGGAGCAAACAAACCTGTACCCTGTACAGCCTGCGCTCCAATTCCAAGGATTGGTCCGATAATAGGAATCATACCAGCGGCAGTTCCGAGTAGTGAATCAGTAAACGATCTTTCTTTTTCTGGTAGATTTGCAAACTCTGGCTTCAATTGAGGAATGCCGTTTATCGTTGTAATCTTGTCGGCGTTGTCCACAAAGAACTTGTATCCCTCAGCCTTGGCGGTATCCCCAAGAAGGTTGGCAATTTCCAACTTGCCTTCAAAGGTTTCACCCCTTGGGCTTTTTGCAATCTTATCTGCCTTTAGTTCATTTGAAAGCGCAATGATTGGACCAGAAGAAACATTGTTTCGGTCAGACTCAAACAGCGTCTCCTGACCAAGTCCACCCTTTGCCTGATCGTATGCAATAGCCGCAGCATCAAGATATGCTGGGTCATAACCTATTGAGTTTGGGTCCTCTCCAGCACGAATGAGCGCACGGCGCTCTTCTGGGTCTTGTGGGTTAAACGGCAACTTGTTTCTAGTAACTAACTTATCAATGTTATATGTGGGAGCAACTTCACCTTGCACACCAAGGCCATCTTGTCCAGTGACAAATCCATCACCGCTTCGCTCAATGGTTGGCGCTGGAATCTCAAAGCCATCGGTGTCAATGACCTTAATAACATTTCCAGGCATTTCATATCGATAAGCAACAACGGCTCCGTTCTTGTCCTCAATCGGAACGCCACGAACAGAGACAGTCCTACCAATGACTTTTCCGCCAACGTTAATCATCTCAACGTACTGATACGAACCCTTTGACAGACCAGCGGCCTGGACTCCTTCGTAGGTGTAGGAGTTTGTTGCCTTGTCATACACAAGCACAGCGGCTCCAGAAGATAGCGCAGCACTTTCCTCATCGTTGCTAGTAAAGTTTACCCAGTCCTCATCAACCCTACTATCAAGGGTTCCGCTAATTGTCTGTGTCCCTGGGGAGGAATTTCCAAATGCTGCATCTACCTCTGCAAGATACAGGGATACCTGACCTTCAGTAGCCCACTGAGTTGGAGCAGATCCATAAATAGATTCCTCTAGGTATAGACCAGTTTTTGCAGTGGCAAGGTACTTCTTCCACTCATTGTTGTAGAAGGAAAGAAGTTGTTTGTCGCCTGCGGCTGCGGTCTTGTCTGCAATCCACTTGCTTGATGCAAGCGTGAACTCATCAAGGCTTGAAAGGCTGCCGTTGGTCCTGTTTGCTCCAGTCCACTTATCAACATCCTTGCCAGAAATCTGGGCTTCGTAAAGTCCAACCCGAAGATTCTTGTCAAGCCACGCCCTACCATCGTCACCGCTTTCAATGCCGAGCTTAGCAAGGATTGGATTGGTGTATCCTGGATTGTCATCCATAAATTCAAAGAGTGCGGCAAAGACTTGTGGCTGCTCTGCCATTCTATCTAGCACATCGGTATCGTTGCTTCCAGTTAGAATATCGGTTACATTCCCCTTGATCTCAAATCCTAGTTGGGCGGAAGCAGATACGAATAGGTCGTTAAGATCCCCCGCAAGTCTTGAAAGCTTCTTCTCTGAACCGCGACCACTTCCACCAGACTGATTAGATACCGTTGCTCCAATGCTGGTATACAGGTCGCTGTCCTTTGAGACTCCAGATCGCAAGACCCTATTTGCAAATGACTTTCCCCACGCGGCAAACTGTGCTGCGGTAGCGGTCCCAGCGGTTACTCGATTTGACCACTTCCTTGACTCCGCTGTCCACTCGTACTGAAGCGCGTCATAGATTGCGGTTTCATAGCCATCTGAACCTGGCTCAAGGGCGGCAAGGCCTTCCAGCGTAATGCGCTGGTATTCCTTTGCTGTAATCTCTCCACGAACAAGGGACTCGCCCTGGAATCGAATGTATGCGCTTGTTGCTTCGTCAAGACCAGAAACATAGGAATCAAGATCTTCCTGATTAGTAGACGTTGTTGCCCTGTTCTCAAGGAAGTCAATAAGTTCCTTGTAGTTTTCTCCCTTGCTCTGGTTAAAGTCTGCGATTAGTTCGTTATAGGTACGCTTAATATCGTAGTTGTTTACGCTATTCTTCTTCTGGAAGATTTCTTCGTATTCGTTTGTTCCCTGTACCGCTCCAATCAGAGATGCGGCGTTGTTATAGAACGCCATAATATCGTCAATTGTTGGAACAGATCCATTATAAGGAATTTGCGAGTAATAGGCATCAAGAATAAGTCTTTCCTCAGCCTCTCGCTGCTGACGGATCAGCGCCGCAATCGTCGCGGATAGGTTTGATGATCCTGTTTCAGATCGACCGAATCGTCCTCGTCGTGCCATTATGCTTGTACCTCATCAGTTCCTGCTGGAATTGGTAGGAGGTTCTCTTCTCCTGGAAGTGGGGCGTTTGCAGCATTAGCCTCTGGCGGCAACTGCGCTTGATTCTCTGGCTGGTTTAGAGACTGGTCTCCAGGTACTGGTGAAGTCAGCGTTCGCTGGGCGTTCTGCGCCTGCTGCTGCGTCATCATCATCTGCTGCTCCATTGCAGCCTGTGACGCCTGCTGCTGACCTTGCTGCATCTGCTGCATCTGCCCAATGACCTGTGTCATCTCATCACGGATGAGTTCCTTCTCGCCCATCGGATCTTCCACGCCAACGCGGTCCATCGCACGCTCAGCCGACCAGAGTCGGTTCTGTACGAGGTTAATCGCGGTGCTGGCAAGTTCCAGCGTGTCTCGTGGGGTAAGTTCTGGAGCAACGATCTCAATGCGGTATTCGCCAGCAATGAGGGACTTAACGCCAGGGTCCTTTGCCTCCCAGATGCGAGCGCACATCTCCCACACCTTCTTCAACCAGGCGTAGTACACCTTGCGCTTTGGTGCGAGTCGTGACTCGTAGTTAGCAATAAGTGCCGCGATGGCACGGGATGATCCAAGTACCTGTGCTGGAGCAAGTCCGAGCAGCAGGTCATTGAGGCCAGTTGCAACGGTCAACTCTCGGTCGATCCGTGCAACGTATGCCTCAATCTGGAACTGAGGAATGAATGGCTGAATGGCACGAAGTTCGTTGCCAGGTCCAGGGGTTGCCACACGACCAGGCTTTGGCAGCGCGTTCGGTGGTACCTCATCAGGAGCCTCAGCACCGACCAACTGCCACATCTGTCCGCCCACGATGGACTGGATCATCTGCGCCATTGCGGTGATGCGCTCGTCCTTCTCGCGGAGGAGCTGCTCTGGGTCATAGAGCGCAGGCTTGCCGTATGGGCTGCCTGGGATCTTGCCGTTTGGAAGGTGGATGTAAGGGATCTGTCCGCCGTACTCTGGATGCGCTTCGTTCTTAACGAGCGTGTTCCCCACGTAGATGGCGTTGTACACAAGCGGAGCCTTTCCGACACCCTTTGGTACCTTGTACCAGTAGTCGTAGACCTCCACCTGCATCTGCTCGTAGGCAGTCTCTCGGCGGAGCGGGTTGCGCTCAAAGGCGTTCGCCCACACGTTGCCGATTGGGTCAGCGTGGCTTCCACGGCTCGTGTAAGGGAACCACTTCTCGCCCTGCTTCACAGGGATTACGTCAACGCCGTAGTCCTCCTGGATGGACTGTGGGGACATCCCGTAGGTGTAGAGCGCCCAGTCTAGGCGGTTGTAGTCGCTGTTGCCGAAGCCAAGGTAGAGGTTCTCAGGGCGCTCGATGATAGAGATCTTCGGTACGCGCTCAATCGGATCCCAATAGATCTTGGCAGCCGTGTGTCCGTAGAGTTCCTTGAGCAGCGCAGCTTGCTCCATCTGGAGGTCCATCTCGTTGGATTCCCACCAACGGAAGAACAACTGCTCACGGTAGGATGCAGCGATGCGGTCTTCCTTGGTGGAGCCAGTTGGGACGTAGTTGATGACTGGTCGTACCGCTTGAATGGCGGCTGGGATCTGGACGTAGGCGTGGTGGATGTTGACGGAGACGTGGGCGCGGCCAGCGAGGCGTGCGCTTGGGTCTTCTGACCAGTGGTCTGCACCACCGAGCGTCATCGTCTCTGGGTGGTATAGGTTGTCCATTCGGCGGAACAACGCCTTCAGGCGGTTCTGCTCTGGATCGACCAACTGCTTGCGACCGAGAATCTCCTGAAGGAGCGTGTAGTCGTCGCTGTTCTTCGGATCAAGTTCCTGCGCCACAAGCGAGGACTCAAGCATCTTGAGTGAGGCTGCCTCTGATGGAGACAACTTATCAACATTTGGCTGAATCCGAATTGTACCCTTTGCGCCGAGTAGGCCAGCACCGAACGCCCCTGGCGCACGCTTGCTTCGGTCAGCAGAGATGTTGGATCGGAAGTTGATGTTCCCACGACCAGAGATTGAGAGATTCGGAGTTCCTGCTGGTGCAGACTGGATTTCGCCGCCAGAGACATTCATCTTTGTTGGCGCGGTGGCAATTGGCCTTCCCTTGGCAACAGGGGTTAGAACACGCTTTCCCTGACGGATTTGCTTTGCCTTGTCAAGGGCTTTGCCGATAGAGGCAATCTGCTCTGGCGTGGCAATATCTGGGTCGGTCGTATACTGCGCGGGGATTCCACGTGTTCCCTCAAATGCCGCTGGGATCTTTCGTACCTTAGCCATCAATCACTTGCTCCAAAATAGGTGAAGGTCGGATTCTCTACGCCCTTCTCAGGATTCCGCAGCGCGTGTCGCACTGCGATTGCCAATGCCATTACTGCATCTTGCTCTAGCTTCTTGTCGTCCAACTTGTAGATGAGGAGTTGTCTCTTGAGTTCATCCCAAGGACCGCCCATCGGAAGTTCAATCTGACCCTTGTCGATTACTGCCTTAAGGTCGTTGAGGAGTTCCACCTTCTTCGCCTTCGTCCCTCCGAAGTCAAACCCTCGGAGCGGGCGGATCATTGAGAACTCCTGCTGGAAGAGCCTGCCTCCGAGACCAGTAGAGTCTACGATGGTGGTGCAGAAGGCTCCGTCCTGACTGTAGAGAAGATGTCCCTCGCGGACCATATTCACTACCGCAGAGATGCTCTGCTTCCCGCCGCGCTTCCTAATGCGAACACCACGAATCTTGGTGCGGCTGGTGATGTCTAGCGTGATGGCCCACGTTGCATCGTGCGAGATGCCTGGGTCTACGCCTTGGATGTATCGGTGGTTCTTCTCTGGCTTCACGTCGTCATCAAGCGTCTTGTAGCACGCAAGGATTGACTGGCTCCAAAAGAATGCATCACGGGCTTCAATGAAGTATCCGTCAATGTTCTGTGGAATAAGATATTCGGCTTGCTGGCGAACAACGTCATCAAAGTTGTTCTGCGTCAGTCCGTAGCCAATGTTGTCGCGGGTGGAGAGTCGGAACGAGATGAACTTCTCATCCTTCCCTGGGTTCTCTGGGTTTCCCTTCTCCCAGAGTTCCGCGTAATCGTTGATGCCCTCGCTTGGTGTCCCAATGAAGTGGAGTGGTCCACCAGTAGAGAGTCGGCGGAGGTTGAGAACCTCTTGGTAAATCATCAGCAAGTGCGGCTCAAAGGCCGCTTCGTCAAATGAGATGCCGTTCATATCTTTACCGAGGAGAGCCTTGGCTCGATCCTGTGTGGTGCGGAAGTGGATGCTTGCCCCACCAATTACTGGATTGAACTTGACCCAGGCATACTCGCCTCGATACTTCTTCTGGGTGTCAATCACCTTACCCAGCTCTCGGATTATAGCACATCCGCGACCCCTCTGCGCTGGATGAGAGGAACTGAGGATTGTCTCAATCTCTCGGAAGACCAGTTCTGCGGTCTCTTGCTGGATGCCTACGTGGTACCACTCGTATGGGGACTCCGCCCATCGTCGGTGCGAGTCTGGATCTCCTTGTGTTGGGTTGGCTAGTCCTAGTTTGTATAGCGCGTGATGGAGGCACACAACAGCCATAGCAAGAGTCTTTCCTGCACGGTTCCCAGCTGAGACAACGGTCGTAATATACCTCGGTCGGTAACCCGTATCATCTCTCTCACTGCACGCCTTCCACCAGGCTACTTGCCCAGGATTCCCTTCAATGCCAAGCCAACGACGAGCAAAGAACTCAATGTCATCCCTGCCGCGAGCCAGATCAATGGCCAGATCATTAGTAAGTTGCTTCAAGACTTCTTCGCCTTGAGGCGACTAGAGATGTTTTTAGCCTTGGAGCGAGCATCCGCCTTGCTGCTAGCACCCCAGGCCTGAAGCGACAGAAGGAGTCGGGTCGGCTTCCCCTTCGCATCGCGTTCAGGACCTGGAGTATTTCCCATTCGTGCAAGGAATGATGCGCGTCGCGGATTGTCTCCGCTCTTGACTGGGGATTTCAATGTGCCACCAGTCTGCGCCTTGTACGAGGCCCGACCCTTTGCGTTGAGACCACCCTTTGGGTTCTGTCCCTCTTTACGCTGCCACGCTGCTGTTTTCATAGACCCTCTGCTTTCTGTGAGTTAATGTGATGCCAGTCGTGGATGGTGTTGGTATCCACTGGATAAAATGGACCAATTGATTTGTGGAGGGATCTCCAGAACAGTGCGTCTGCAAGGTCTGGATTTGCGTGGGAAATGTTGGTTGTCCATCGATCATCTGTTAGGCGGTGCATAACTTGGGTGTAGTTTGCAACTGCATATGCATTTTCTAGAATTTCACCCGCCCAAGCGGTTCTCTTGCTATACCCGCTGCGCTCCTGTGAGCAGTAGACCGCACCCCACGATGGGTTATCCTCTAGCGCCTTAAGCATTACTCCATACTTTCGTATTGATGGCATAGATCCGTTGTCAATGTATACCACGGCGTCTGCTCTGCTTCTATCTAGCGCCCAGTTAATTTTGTTGGAATACGGGATTATAGCATAATCTCCGTTGGAGCTTCTTGGGGTCTCCAAAACCGTTACCCCAACGCTGCTTTTCCCTAGTCTGTTGAGCGCATTAATTGCTGCATTAGCATCATCAATACCCTCGCACATTAGCCACAGCTCGTCTGGAACCCTTGTGGATGAGAAGATTTGCTCAAAAATAGGAAGTGTCTTATCGTGCCTACCGTAAAGCGTCGCTATTGCCGCCAGTTTCACCGACCCTCCTAATAATGTCGCTTGTGGAGATTCCCTTGGTATACGGGATGTAGAGCATCTTGATTCCCCTGCCGTCCAGCCACTTCTGCGTGATGCCAAGCTGGGCCATCAAGGCTGGTCCCATCCAGTCGTCCCCGTGGGCGATGTATGAGATGGTCTTGTCCTTAACGAGATCAATGGTCAGACCAGTGTCTTCATCTCCGACGTTGACGATCACATCGTCTACCCACTTGCAGGAGCGAACAGACTCAATCCGCTCACCGAGGGTTAGGATTGTTTTCCTTTTGTATCGCTCACAGAAGTCGTCGGTGTTGATTGCCACGATAACCTTGCCGTGCTTTGCGCACTCCTCAAGGAACCTCGCGTGACCGTAATGGAACAGATCAAACGTCCCGCCGACGTAGACCCACATTAGATGTCGAACTGCTTCTCCGCAGCAGCCTTGTCCTCAGCGGACTTTTCCTTAATCCCGAACGCAGTGTTCTTTGGGTCAAGGAACTTGATCAGCACCTGAAGCCCTGAAGCCAGCCCTGCGGACAGCACTGTGCGGAAGTCTCCGCCTGTGATGTCGAGGAGCGGGATTCCAAGTCCAAGTGCTACTGAGATTGAGACCGTGACGAATGTTCGGAGGAACTCAATTACTGCCTCGTCTACGCCTGTGTTGTCAATGATCCAGCGGATTCCCGCCTTGATGTCGTTATACATTCTGACTCCTTATTTCCATTCAACGATGACGACGTGCTTGAACGCCGCGCCGCCCGTCTGCTTCTTCTTGCTTGCAGCAATCTGCTTAAGCTGCTCTTCGGTCACGACCACCCCGAACTTCTCCTTGCCCTTGCCCGACCGTGTGGGACACGCCCACTGCCAGCCGTCAACTGCATCCCACGCAGCGGCGGTCATATGGCCATATCCCTGCGCAATGTGCTTCCTGTCCTTTTTAATCCAATACTTCTGCCACTTTTTGTGCCACTCGCTGATCTCAACCGTAGGGTAGTCAACTGCTTGCTGCACCCAGATGATCAACGCGGCTCCACGATAAGCGGACACCACAACGTCGTCCCACGACTTGGCATAGCGTGCCTTTGCACCAAGTTGCTTGGCCGTCTTGATGAGGTCAGCGAGGGATGAGCCGTTGTCCGACACGCCCTCCTTCTCCACAAACCCCGTTGCCCTTGCCTTTGCCTTGATGCCGTCCCCAGCCGTCGGGTCAACCGCGTACTTGGACGCCCACGCGACAGCGGCAGCGGTGCTTGACGGACCGCAGTCGTCTAGGATGCCGCCCTTCTCAACGTGATCGAGCTGCGACTTGACCTTCAACTTCATATTAATCCTTCCAGCGTAGCGGCCCAGTGGCGAGCCATCCAATAGTGAGTAGTACAAAGAGTGTTGCCATCGTGGTCTGAGTCTGACCCTCTGGCAAGACCACAACCGCAAAGAGAAGACCAAGAATGGTCCACGCCCCACCGATAAGGTCGAGGATAATTTTCTTAAACACGGCGATTCATCCTTCCCGCTGCCGCAGCGGCTGCTGCTGCAACTTGAGTACTAATGATGGCAACAGCCACTGGCTGCGCCTTCTCTTTTTCCTCTTGGTCAAGATCCTTACCGATCTCAGAAATCTTGGTAATTGAGGACAGTGCTTCCGACACGGCAGCGACCGCCTCATCAAATGACGGAATCTCCGTCTCTGGCGTAGGCTCTGGTGTTGGGTCTGGCGTTGGTGTAGGTGTGGGTTCTGGCGTAGGTGTGGGTTCTGGTGTTGGCTCTATCGTTGGGCTTGGAGTTGGGGTTGGCGTAGGCGTTGGAGTTGGACTCGGAGTTTTAGTCGGCTCAGGAGTCGGGCTTGGCGTCGGAGTTTCGCTCGGAGAAGGAGTCGGCTCCGTCGTAGGCTCTGGCGTCGGCTCTGGCGTCGGGCTGGGTGTAGGCTCTGGTGTCGGCTCAACGCTAGGCTCCGCAGTCTCGCTCGGCGTAGGCTCTGGTGTTGGTGTCGGATTGATGATCCCGCTGATGGTCAGGTTTCCCGCGCCGCAGCACGAGTCCAGACTCTTGACCATAAACCCGAACAGATCCCCCGCGTAGAGCTGGACCTCGACGTACCCGCTTGCTTGCTGAACGTTCTCTGGTGTCAGAGAAACCCACGATCCTGAAGAGGCGTAGTACGGTGTGTCGTAGTACGAGGAGTCCGTTGTGGAGAAAGTCCACGTGAATCCGATGACCTGATCGGCTTCCACGACGGTGGTGTACTTTGTTTCCGCGTTCTGCCAGATTGATCCTGGCGCTGGGTAGTTGGCTCCAGTCAGTGTGAATGAGCCGTCCTCCGATTGGGTCAACGTTCCATTTGAGTCGGTCGTTAATGTCCAGTCGTCTTGTTCGGTCAACGCCAACACGGTAAGCGGCGAAAGGATGTTTAGTGCGAGTGCGATACTGGCTACTAAGTGGCGCAATCACTGTTCCGTTTCCCCGCCCGAAATAGGTTTAATTTCTGTTGCCTCGATAACCTGATACGTCGTTCCTCCACCGAGGATTCCAGCCAGTGTAAGTGCGACCTCTCGGTCTGCGCCCTTCTCCTGCCTTCGGTCAATCATCTCCTGCGCACGTAGACCCTCTGCCAGTGTCGGCATCATCAGGCCTTCCTGCACTGCGCTGTGGACATAGTCCCGAACCAGACCAGCGAGGTCTCCCGTCGCCTTAATGGTCTTGGACTGCTTCTTCATTACATCCACTGCCTGTTGTCGGAGCCGCTCGTGCTTCTCCATCAAGTGTTCCCGCTTGTGTTTGCCAAGGGTGATGCGGCTAACGTACTGAGCGTTTTCTTTTAGCCAGTTAGAGATCGTCTGATCTGGAACACCCTCTCGCATCTTCTTGTTAATCGTATCAACCAGTGGGCTTCTGCACACGTGGCAGCCTGTTAGCACTGGAGCGAGTTCAGTCATTTACTTCCACAATGTCGGTGACTGCCTGCGAGCAGGTCCCGCAGATCACCCTGAACACGCCGTCTGCGTTTACTGGAGCGTTGATTCTGTGCGTGACATTCTCGTTGACGCACCCTGGCGTCCTGCACGTCGTATCCATCAACACGGTGCCAAGTTCAATGTCTTCCATACTATCTCCCTATGACGATCCAACTGGCGCCAGTCTGCGTGGTGTCTGTACGAAAGACCCTAACCGTAAGCCCAGTCAGCGTTGAGCCGCTAAAGGTCAGAGTTGAGTATGTTGTCGTCCTCACCGCGTTTGCCGCAGAGTTTGCGGTTACCGCTACGGAGAAGTCATCAAGAGCAGCAGTAGCGTTGGAACAAAGAACGGACAGACCAGTGACTGCTACGCCTGTTGTGGAGTTGGCAACTGGGGTGATGAGTACAAGTCCGCTTGCGATGTTTGGCGCTGAGAACACACCAGTTCCAGTGATGTCTGCAAAGGTGACGTCGCTCGTGGTGGCTACGGCTTGTCCGATTGCGACGGTAGGGGTTGATGCGTTTCCAGTTCCACCAGTTACGGTCACCCCTGTCCCACCAGATACGGTGGCAGCGAAGTCCCCACTTGTAATGCTGCTGGTAGAATGTGTGTGGACACTAGATGCGTAACTAGCACTGAGCGATACGGAGACAATCCCAGCAGTATCGGTAGATGTAGCAATCGGAGCCGATCCATTGACTGCGGTGACGTAGGTTCCAGCAGTCTGGTAACTTGCGCTTAGTCCAACCGTGACGATCCCAGCAGTGTCTGTACTTGCCGTGATTGGTGCAGTGCCGTTAACCGCTGTGACGTAGGTGCCAGCATCCTGATATGGGTGCGTATGCACTGATGCGGCGATACCAGCATTTGAGATTGAGGCCTTTGTCCAGAGGCTGCTGCTACCTTTGTATTGAAGGATGTCAAGGTCGGTAGGGCTGGCAGCAGAAACGTCGTGCAGCTCATCAATTTCATAGCCGTTCTGCACCTTGACCAGGATGGAGCCGTTGTTTGACTGAACGCGAACCACGACGCCGAGGTAAACAGCGTGGCTTGGCTCTGCTGGCGGATTAACAAACACCAGCGAGCCAGGGGTGTTCCCTAGCCAGACGGCTGCTCCAGCGGTGGTTGCAGAGGTATCGATGTCGGTCAGATAGCCAGCCTCAATGACGTATCCGAATGCATCTGTTGCAATTGCTTCAGCGGTAATTCCAAGCGTCTTGGAAGATGTCGTCTCGGAGGTAGCAGAGGCGAGGGAGATGAGCGCATTGTCGCCAGTTGCACCAGAGACATACACCGCAGAACCCCTAGGGATCGTGGTTCCAGTCGTGTTCTTCACGTAGAAACGCACCACCTGTGCGTTGATCGCGGCGGTTGCCCCTGTGATTGCCGACTGGTCAATGCTGACCGTAGATGTTCCAGAGGCGGTCAGGACAGATG